GCATGCAATGTCTGAGTTTTATAGTTACGACCACGACTTAACCTCTTCTTCTTGGGGAGGTAGTTGGAGTGCTGGTACTCAAAGCATTGGGTCTAATCCAGGTAGTACAAGTTATTATAATAGAAGTATTACATTTAGTGGATTTACTTCTGATGTAATAGATGTGTATTACACATTAAACAGTGGAGTAGTTAGAGGTGGCTTGTCTGTAGCAACGTCTACTTCAGGCTTTCCAAGTAATAGTGCAACATATTACACAGTAAATAGTGGTACTGGTAATTTTACTACTAATATAAGCATTAATGGTAGTGGTACGTTGTATTGTAGATTTAAATATGTACAACATAGTTCATTGCACGAAACAAGTAATAGAACAATTAAAATAGTAGCAGACGGAGAAACAACGCCAGGGTTTGCTCAAATTAATTTTGATGATAGTGGCGGAGGTTTTCCATAGGAAGAATTATGAAAGTAAGTGAATACAGAGAACAAATGGCTGAAAGAGTAGCTGTAATAGAAGCTCAAGTAATTGATATTTATCATGATATAAAAGAGATCAAAGAATTAGTTAAAGAGCAAAATGGTAGAGTACGTACTAACGAACAAAACATTGCACGTATTACTGCTGCTGGTATGGTTATAGCGATTTTATTAGGTATTTTATAGGAGACAACAATGGAAGTAGATAAAGGAACTAAATTTACTCTCAGTATAGAAACAGCTATTAGTATAGGAGTTTCTATATTTATGGTAGTAGGTCTATGGTTTAATTTACAAGCGGATATAGAAGAAGCTAAAGAATTACCAGAACCTCCTGTAAGTAGAACAGAGTATGATTTAAAAGATCAAATGATACGTAACAGTATTATGAATACAGAAGACAAAGTAGAAGCACTTGAAGATAAGGTAGACGACATTAAAGAAGACACCAGAAGTATCAACGAGACTTTGCTTAATATGAATAACAACTAGGATGGATTATGCAAAAATTGATAAGTATGTGGTTATTGGGACTTGGGTTGTTTACCTCGTCGCTATATTCGCAATCAGTATCTTTGGATAGTTTTCAGCAGATACAAGCATTGAATATACAAAAGTGTGCAGTAGTACAGGTCAATGCATCTTGGAACTATCAAAACAGAGTTGATATAGAACAACTAACTAAGTTGTGTTATATAGCTGAAATAGATATTGAAAACAAAACAGTTGGTGCTGTAATAGTAAAGGAATGGGATATAGATATTGTTCCTACTATTATTGTACTTAAAGAAGGTGTAGAAGTAAAAAGATTTGAACCTGGTATTTCTATGAGTTTTGATGAAAAAACTATCATAGAAAGTATTAGAAAAGAAGTAAAATAGATTTATTGATTTGTATATAAAAAAATTAATAAGTTTGTATAACTAAATAACATGGAGAAATCAATGTCTAAAGAAAAAAAAGTAGATCTAAAACAAGAAGCACAAACCAAGATGGAATCTATGGTTGAACAACATAATGCACTTGTTCAGGAATTACAAGGAGCTAACGAAAGATTAGCTGAAGTTAAACAAATGATCATTGAGCATCAGGGATATATGAAAGGCCTTGAAGCTTGTGAAAAGGATTGTGAGGTAAAATAATGGGACCGATTTTAGGAAAGTTACTTACTAAGCTAGGAACTGAAAAAGTACTTAAATCTATTGTACTTACATTAGGTGAATACTTAGTATCTAAGTCTTCAAACAAGTTAGATGATAAATTGTTTGCAGAAATTAAAAAAGCATTAAAATAGGGGGTTCCATTGAAACTCAAAAAACGTGGCGTTGTTATACCTGATCAGCATTATCCTTTAGAGGATAGAGCTGCAGTAGAATGTGTAAAACAAGCAATATTAAAAATAAAACCTGATGTCTTTGTTAACTTAGGAGACGTAGGCGAGTGGGAGTCTTGTTCAGCCTGGAAATATAAGGACAAAAAACTTCCACCTTTAGAGTTTCAATTACCTTTAGTAGATGAAGAAATAAGGTTAGTGAACAAAGGACTAGATGAATGGGATGAAATACTTAAGAAAGTTAAATGTAAAGAAAAGTATCTCCTCCAAGGTAATCACGATCTCTGGTTGGATAATTTCGCTAACAAGTATCCCTATCTTAACGATTATACATTTTTTAAAGCGTGTAAAATAAAAGAAAGAGGATATAAGTATACGGAGTATAACTTACCTATCCAGGTGGGTAAGTTAGCTTTCTTTCACGGTGCGTTTGCAACAACGTATCACGCAAAGAAACATTTAGAAACGTATGGAGAAAATGTTATGTATGGACATACGCACGATCTTCAAAGACATACACAGACAAAGCTAGGCGGGAATATAGCTGCTTGGTCTTTAGGGTGTTTAAAAAATATGTCACACGAAGATAATAAATGGTTACGTGGTAGACTGCATAACTGGGCTCATGCATTTGCTATTGTTGATTGGTTTGACAATGGTGAGTTTAAAGTAGAAGTAGTAGAAATAATTGACGGCAAGACAACTGTTTGGGGTGATATAATAGATGGAAACAACTAATACTATATCAGATAGCGTAAAAGGCACTTCTACAAACAATAGCAGAAGAAAGTATAACTTTACTGCTAAAAAGAAAAAAGTGAAAAAATTAAAAACAATGATGGATGTAACTAGAAATGCCAAAAAAGATATTAAATATAAATAACTTTAGCGGTGGTCTTAATGAAAAGACTACTCCAAGAGACTTAGCACCTAACGAGTTTCAACGTGCAGATAATATGAACAATGAAATTCCTGGTAAGTTAACAGTCTTTGGAGAGTCTGTAGATGGACCATACACTGGAGATATAGGTGTGGGCGGTAATTATTTAGAGACATTAACTCATGGAACTGGATTGCATAATGTAAATTTAGATAGAGATGTAGATGATGAATCTATTGGTCCTAATGAATACATTATGATAAATGATAAAACAGATAGTTTAGTTAGGTTAATAGATATTACTGGTAATGGATCTATGGCTACCAAAACAATAGATTATGGAGATACTGTATCTGATATAGGTTTATATACTTTAGATGGTACAACAAGAATAATACCAAAAACAACAGGTGGAACTAATAAACCTAAAGTGTTTGAGTATTATGATTTTACTAGAAAACTTGGAAGTACAAGTAGTGAAAGTATTGTAAATAATGTAGAAGAGTATAGTACGGAAGATCTTTATTTGAAACCTGTGTCTGGGGGGACTAGTGGTGGAATAGGCTACGATGTTGAAGACTTGCATTGGCCACAATTTTTTGATCCTGTGTATGAATCAGAAGTTTTTCATTATCATAATATTACAGTTGATACCAGTGATGAATTAACACAACCTACTCAAACATTATTGAATAACGAACTTAACCAATATGATGTTTATAATAGTACAGATAAAGGATCTATGTCTGTTATAGCTTATTTTAATAATGGTGCTTCTACGGAACCAACTAATGCTAATATACTTGTTAGCACAAACTATAGATATGGTTTGTTTTGTACTTTAGTATATCGGAATCAAGACGGATTAAACGCACAAGAGTCATCACCTGTTTTTTTAGGAACAGCTAAACAAGATATTATACATATTAATCATGCAGATAAAAATCAAGAGTTACATTTAATGCTTTGCGGTAGAATGGGTGAACGTAAAAATAGATACTCTGGATTTAAAATATATTGGGCTAGAATTAATAATTATACAGAAGGGACTAGTGCAGTGGTATCGGGTAGTGGTAATGTTGGTCCTAAATATTTATTATGCGAAGTAGATTTTGAAAAAGGATTAAGATATGGCGGAGAAAAAGATTATGCTGGATTTGGAGAGATACATTTAAATTCTAGTAACTATAATTTTATATTTCCTTCAGATGCTTACAACGCTATTACAAGTAAATTTAAAGGAGTTGTATTATCAGAGCTATCTGTGCTTGAACCGTATACTGGTTCTAAATTTCCAACTGCTATTGGAAGAGAATTAACTACTTTTAAATCAAGCGTAACTATTAATAGAAGAGTGTATGCTGGTAATGTACGATATTATGATGAACACAATAAATTAATAGTAAAAAACGATAGAGTTTTAAAATCATTACCAAATAAGTTTGATTATTTTCCTAGTAATAGTTTTTTAGATGTTGCTATAGAAGACGGAGATGA